AAGTTAATATCTTCTTCAGTACGAATCCAATTGTTAGCATCAAAGCCCAAAGCAGTAATCAGTGCACGACCATATTCTTCAAACTTAAATGTTTTCATAGCTTCAGCTGGTAGATTACGCATCATCTCACCCATTTGCATAAGCTTCATAAGATCTGTATCACGACTAAGTGCTTGCAATCCAGTAATAATTTCTACTTTAAGACTACCATTCTCAAAGAACTCAGCCTGTAATCGTTCATCAATCTCACCATTCTCTAGCATTAAGAACACTGCTCTTTCTACAATAGGAACAAATAATTCTCTAGCAATAGAACTAAATGCACCACCTAAAACAGTTTCTAACTCTTGACCAATACGTCGAACAGCTGTAGCAGTAACACGGTCGCCACTAGGAATAGATGCAGAGTCAAGTAAGAATGCCTGTCCCACTTCTCTACGCATGGTTTCTACAGCTTGGAAAGTAGCTTGAATTTGAGGATTCATAGTTTGTGCAGGAGATAAAGTAACAACATCTTGCGATCTAGCAGCTACCCACGATCCATTAGATTGACCAGCAAGGTCATCAATCTCCGTAATACCGGCAGGATCTACACCCATCCAGAATGTAGATGCTGCAGCCATGCCTTCTTGAGAGGCTTCAGTAAATGCCTCTAAGGATTGGATATCTCCAGCAATGTCTTCGCAATGGGAGCGTCCATAATTTTCACCAGCAATAGTGCTCCAACGCAAAGGGATAACAGGAAACACTTTAAACGTACCTGTTTCAATAATAGTTTCATCTTGTTCTCTTTCAACAAACCACTCATCGGAATCTTCCTCCTTGGTTAATCTATTATAAATAACATCATAACCTTCAGAGGCATAGTCGGCACTATACTGAGCTCGGAAGTTATCTTCAATAGGCTCATCATTATCACGAGCTACAAACTCAAGATAAATAATTTCTTTTGGCTCACCTGTTACTTCCCTCCTCATCACGAAATGATCAAAACGAATTACTCTAAAACTAAAATCATCTTCCATAATAACCATAGAATCACCAACAACAATAAGATGTTGCAGTGCTTGGAAGATAGATTCTCTTAAATTTTTAGAATTAATTTTACGATATACTTGAGCACTCATAGCTTCTAAATAGCTATTAATCTCAGGACTTGGTTCTGTTCCCGGTCGTAAACTAAATTTAAAGAAAGCAGTATCATTGACAGGTAGCATTGCAGATAACATTCTAGATGCCATGCCAACTACACCACGAGCAGGCACAGAACTAAAAGGCTGCGGTAGTTGCTCTTCATTTGTCCACCCAGCAGGAGGTAAAACAGTTGGAACAGTTAGGGATGCTACATATCTTGATCGTTCTAACTTACGAGTACGTCTACTATCTAGCTCACGAAACCGTTCTTTAATACTCATTCTGGCCTCATTTCATTTCCGGGCTTCGCAATTTGAATACCGGGTCTTTCAGAAAAGAATGACATAACATTCTGTTGTGCCTGTTGTTGGCCCAATTGTTCTTGAATAGCCTCTTCTTCTGACTCTTCAATGGCTAATTTTTCAGCTTCCATAGCTTCAAATTGTTCCGCTCTAGCAGCACGCTCTAAAGATAATCGAAGTTTTTCTTCTTCCAATCGAGCATTGCGAGCTTCTTCTTGATCTTGTTTTCTATTAGCTCTTTCTCTTTCTAAATTAGCTGCCATCATTTCTTGTTGTGCAGCAGGATCATATCCAATACCACCAAATCCCATTACATCATCCTCCTTCTAGGTACTCGCAGCATACCTAATGATTTTTTCTGAGGCCGATAACTTTGTCTAGATTCTGTTAGCATTTGTTCTGCTAATCTATTAGCTGCTAATTCTCTACTTTTAATATCAAAGTCAGCACGTTCTGCGTTTTGTTGTTCTGTTCGGTATTGTGCAACTACTCCTCCATACATAAATTCTCTACGTCTTCTTTGATCAGACATAAATCTATTACGGAACTTTTCTGTTAATCCCTGCCGAAATTTAGCAAAAGCTCTATCTCTTTCAGCTTGACGCTTAGCTTTCTTTCGTGCACTTCTACCTGTTAAACCCATTATTATCTCCTTACATTGGCCTTGTTTGAGGAATAGCAATAAAACCTGTCTTAGCTTGTCGAGTAGACATGCCTCCTCTAGATTCTAAATATTCTTTACTCTGTTGTTGTTTTCTTCTACGATCTGCCACTTGACCTTCTTCTTGTTCTGTTAAACCAAACGCTTCTCGTTGTGCTTTATCAAAAGCAGTTTGTTCTCTAGCTGCTCTTTCTTCTTGCATCATATCACGTTCAGTAGCAGCAGAAGCATCATATAAATCTTGTGCTTCTTTGAAATATTCTTTTAAAAATCTAATTTGTTCGCCTTTTTCTAGAGGCATTTTATCGCCAAAAAATTCTTTAGGATCTTTATCTAAAGCTTGAAAGAATTGTAATTGTTCTTGTTTAGAAAAACCTTGTTTATTTAGATAACCTTTAAAATCTTTAACAAGATCTTTTTTACTACTTGCTTGAAATAATCCTGCAGCCATTCCACCCAATCGACCTAATGGACCTCTTGCTCTGTTTTGAGAAGATATAGAAGATTCATAAGCTAATAAAGCCGCTCTATCTGATCCACTTAACTCAGGTAACATTCCTGATTGTGCAGCAAACGCACCAGCATAACCGCCTCCGAAACCTTGTCGTTCTTCATATAATTCTTTGCCTCGAGCTAAGAATTGGTCTCTACGTTCTTGTAATACATGAAATGGTGAATGTGACATTAGCGGCCTCCTTTCTCTTGCTGCTTAATAATTGTTTCTAATTTTCTAATAATATCTCGTTGCCCCCCACGAAACGCCCACTCCTCACGAGTTACTTTCTCTTGATACTCCAGTGGCGGGTACATTTCGCTTAACAGCTTTGGTACGAGGTTGTCGATCAACGGAAACTTCTTTGAGTTCATTCTTTAACTCCTCAATCTCTACAAGTAAATGTCCAATAACAATAGATAATTCAGCATCAGTTAACTTTACGGCTTTCTGTGCTTTGTTGAGGATTGTCTCTTTTACATACGGCATGAATATTCTCCTGACCCTGACAGCAGGGCTCTATATTTACTTTACACCACGAACATTGAGTATGCCCATGAATATAAACTCCTGTAGTCAAACGACCACAGGAGTTACATCTTGTTAATTTTTCAAAATACATTAGGAACAACCACTTGTTGATCCACAATTCGTACATACAGAACACACGCCCGCTTGAACCATATTTGTAGAACCACAATTAGAACATTTGGAATCCATTCTTGTCTCCTTTATACCCAAAGTTCCATAAGTTGATGAGCTGACCGGACTTATCATACTCACCATCACGAAGAATACGAACACACCAAGCCATAGCTTTAGCAAATCTTATGGGATCTAAACCTGCTCGACCCTTATGCTCTGGCCTCTCTTCGACACGATACATCTCTAGGATCTCTTTTACCCAATCTTTCTTTGGAGTATTATCCAAGAACCTTTGAGCTTTCTTAGGACCCACTTTCCACAGTCCCGGTATATTATCGGTCGTATCTCCAGTCATCCATTGCTCATAAAAAAACCTATCTGCGTCCTCTTCGGATACACAGATAGGTTTCTTTTCTTTATCAGGATTCCAGTGCCAGCCGGGGACACAGCGAAGATCCTTGTCAATAGTTACAGCAATAGCATTACCAGCCGATGCCTCAATACCCATAATATCATCAGCCTCTAACTGAGGATACTTTACAATATCAAAGTCATCAACCACAATCTCAATAGCATAATTAATACTATCAGGTTGATTGGTGTCATCACGATGAGCCTTGTACTCTGACCAGACTCTGCGTCTAAAGTTCTGCTTACGAGGACAAGACAGAGCTACAATAGGCTTGCAGCCCCGTGGTGTCCACTTCTTTACATCATGTTTTAAACGTACAGGAAGCTCATCAATGCCTTCCATATCCGCCCAGAATGAAGCACGATATATTAGAATATCGCCATCAATTATTGCTGTCTTTGGTTTCTTCATCATCTAACATATCCAATAACTTATTAATCATTCGTTTCATACTAGAAATAGAAACAGCTTCAGATGCACTTACTTGATTATATACTCTTTTAATTATCCGATCAAACGTTTTAACACCATTATGATTTTCGATCCAATGATCCACATCATAGTCTTGACCGTTTCGTTCAACTTCATTAGCCCAATCTTCAGATTCATGATTTCTCCATTCTCCATTATGATCCTCTAATTTACGAGGACCATGTGCTATAAAACAAAGATGTGCATTTAATTCTTTACATAATGCAATCTCATTAAGATAACGACAGTCATCTACAATAATTAAATGCTCCCAATGTTTTTTATCTTCTCTAATTAAATCAGATTCTTTATCTTGATAAGACTCAAACTCTAACTGCCATTGTTTAATCCAATGATCAGGATCTATACCTCGTGCAGTTTCACCCATTAGTTGACAATAAGATCTATATTCCTGAGGATTACTTTCTTTAGTATAACCCTCTTCTCTAGCTTTATCTTTGATAGGCTTTGCGAAGGGCAGAAATACTGGCCTCAGACCGTCCGCAAATGCGAGCTCTGCAATCAGATTCGCAGCGTGGGTCTTCCCAACCCTTGCTTTGCCTGAGAACATAATAGTTTTCATTTTTTAACTCCTCATAAAACTTAATAGGTTTGTGATTATATTCTACCATATATCCACTGCTTCGTAAAATTTCTTGTGCAAGAATCGTACACAACTTTGGTTTCCATCCCAAGTAGTAACCAGTTAATCGCCACCATGCAGTTTGTAGAATACTGCCTTGATAGCCAGTAACTAATTTATTTAATGTGCTATAAGTAAGATTAGTTTCACCAAACACATGACTGTATACAGGTGGCTCATACAACTCATTAAATTTATCTCTATCGACTACTCTAGCTGCAAACTTATCGCTAGTTATTACAGTATATTTATTACCACCAAATTCTAATACAAGATTGCAATGGCTAATTTTATACGGTGTCTTTCTAAATAAAGGCTTAGTCGTAAGCCAAACCAGATTAGCCACTGGATCATCTCTGAATTCATAAAAGTCTACACTAATCAGTGACATTCTGACCAGTCCTTTCCAATTTGATACTCACCATCAATGGGCATCTTACAATCTAATTTTTTGCCCGCCTCAAGTAGAGCCTGTACACCAAGCTTGCCTACCTCTTCTGCAATTTCTGCTGGACATTCTAGCTGCCACTCATCATGCACTGTAGCCATAAACTTAACAGGCATATCTTTAATCTTACGTTCAAGAAGAACCTGTGCGACTTTCATAACAATAGCACCATCACCTTGCAATTGTACGTTAAGTGCAGCATGTTGTGATCGACAAGGTACAAGGCGACCGTCAAGGAGCTTTACCTTACCAGTCCTATCAACATGTGCCTTTACA